GAGCAGTACAAGGGCTCCGACAACGCGCTCGACGCCCTCGTACTCGGCAACGATGCCAAGTGGCAGCAGCTCGGCCTCTCACCTGTGGAGATGGACTTCCTCGGGGGCAGTAAGCTGAGCCGCGAGGAGATCTGCGCCGGCTACGGTGTCCCCCCGGTCGTGGCCGGTATCCTGGAGAATGCCACCCTCGCCAACGTCGAGGCCAGTTGGATCAACTACTGGATCAACACGATGGTCCCGTTCCTTGACCGCATCAAGGCGGCCTGGAACCACTTCCTCACCCCCGAGTTCGGCGACGATATCCGCCTTCACTACGACCTCTCCAAGGTGCCCGCGCTCCAAGCGCTCTTCAGAGCAAACATCGATGCCGCGGAGCGTCTCTGGAAAATGGGAATCCCCTTTCAGGAGATCAACCGGCGCCTCGAGCTCGGCTTCAACGAGTTCCCCGGCTGGGAGTTCGGGTACGTCAACAACCGGACTGTCCGCATCAACCCCGACGGAACTTTTACGTCGCTCGACGTAGCCTCCGGATCGTCGCAACTAGAGGCCGACGAAGAGAGCGATGAAAGCGATGCTGAGGACGATTCTGCAGCTACGCAAGAAAGTGCGCCTCCGGCGAATGGAGCCCTAAACTAGGGGGCCTGCGACCTACGCAAAAACTTCAACGCTTGACGACCGTCGCGAAATGCGCGTAGGCTTTGCGCAATTCAGGGAGGCCGACGGTGCCCGTGCCGAACCCGCGCCCGGACGAAACTCAGGAAGAGTTCCAAAGTCGCATCAAGAGCGACCCGTCCCCTGACCGCTTCGAGACCAAGAATTTTGCCCTAGAGTTCAAGCTCGACGCTGAGAAGCGCGAGATTGACGGCCATGCCGGCATCACCAAGACCGAGGACCTCGGGGGCGACACCATCGAGTCGGGCGCCTTCAAGCGAACCATCAAGGAGCGGTTCACCAAAAACCTGGTGAAGTTCCGGTTCATGCACCGAGACCCGATCGGCAAGGTTCTCCGCCTGGCCGAGGACAGCACCGGCCTCGCGTTCGCAGCTAAAATCAGCCGGACCGTTCTCGGGGACGACGTTCTCACCCTCATTCAAGATGAGGCGGTGGACGCCATGTCCATCGGGTTCCGGCCGAAGGTCGTCGAGCTCGATGAGGACGATCTGGACCGGTTCGGGTTCGCAAAGCGCAGAATCAAGGACCTCGACCTCTTCGAGATTTCGGTGGTGGACCTCGGAATGCACCCCGACGCGCGCATCGAAGGCGTGAAGGCGCTCGAGCAGGCATTCATGGCCGAGCTCAATCGTCGCCTCGACCTCTTCGAGAAGCGTCTGGGATTGCCGGCTCCCGCACCGCCTGAAGTAGACGTGAAAGTGAAAGCGCCGGACAGCCGGCTGATCAATCTGGCCCAGACTGCCGTTGGCGGACTGGGGGAAATCGCCCAGCTCCTACGATCCTGAGGGAAAAATGTCCGCAACCGCACCAGCAAAAGACCCGCAATTCGAGAAGCTCGTGGAGCAGATCGAGGTCGTCAAGACCGAGATTTCCGAAGCCCTCAAGGACCAGAGCGAGGAGCTGAAGTCGTTCCGGGAGACTCAGCCCAAGACGGCTCAACGCTTCGAGGACGCGGAGAAGCGATCCGAGGACATCTCCGGCAACCTCGAGAAGCTCATGGGCCGCCTCGACGAGCTGGAGAAGGCCTTCAACCGGCCCCCGGACGTCGAGCGCGCCGACATCGCGAAGACGGTCGGCGACATGCTGGTCAGCAGTGACCAGTTCAAGCAGTACAAGTCGGCGGGCGTGCGCGACATGAACGCGCTGCAGTTGAAGTCGTTCCTGCCCTTCATGACGAAGGAGCTCGGTGAGGTTTCGACGGCCGCGACCTCGGCCGGCGACGGAGTCGACCCGACGCGGGTGCCCGGCTTCTTCGCCCAGCCGCTGCAAGCACGTCGGCTGCGCAACATCATCCCGACCCTCTCGACCGGTCAGGGCTCGGTGGAGTTCGTCAAGGAGTCGAACTTCCATCAACTGATGGTCTACATCGACGGTGATTCGGCGGCGGCCCAGAAGGTGGTCAACGTCGCGAACGTGGCCGGCTTCTACGTCGGCCAGTCCGTCACGCTCGACCCGGGCGGCGGCGACGAAGAGACCCACGTGTTGGCCGCCGTCTCCGCGCCGGCCAACGCGACGCAGGGCGACTACACCGGGACCATCACGACCACGGTCAACCTGACCAACACGCACAACGCCGCCGAGAACCACCAGGTGGTGTCGGCGACCTACATCTTCACCCGCGAGACTGAGCTGAAGCCCAGCGCCGAAATCCAGCTGGACCTCGTCACCGAGCCGATGAAGACGCTGGCCCACGCCATCGCGGCCTCCCGGCAGGTGCTGGACGACGTCACCGGCCTCCGGTCGCACGTCGACAGCCGCATGCTCGAGTCGCTCATCCTCAGCGAGGAGCGGCAGATTCTGTACGGGGCCGGCGGAACGGCCGAGCTTTCCGGCATCATGGTCGACCCGGACAACCAGGACTACGCCTGGTCCTCGGGCGCACTCACTCCGGTGCCCGACACCAAGCTCGACGCGATTCGGCGAGCGATGACCCTCTCGATGCTGGCCCACTACCCGGTCGACGGCGTGGTGGTCCATCCCAGCGACTGGGAGGACATGCAGCTCGCCAAGGCCACGACCGGTGAGTACATCTGGGCCACGGTTCCGAGCGGCACCGGCGAGACCGTGTGGCGCGCCCCGGTCATCGTGACCACGGCCATCAACGCCGCCGACGCGCTGGTCGGAGCCTTCCGGCTCGGAGCGGCCATCTGGGATGCCAACCGGGCAGCCATCCGCATGTCGGAGTCGCACGACAACTTCTTCCTGCGGAACATGGTGGCCATCTTGGCTGAGGAGAGACTCGCGCAGACCATCTACCGGCCCGAGTCCTTCGTCAACGTCGACTTCGACGCCGAGCCCAGCTGATGGCTAACGTCCGCATCAAGATTCTACGCACCTGCGCCGGCCGCGGGGGCGTCAGAATGCAGCCTGGGACCGTATGGACGATGCGTCGTCCTGCGGCCGAGGCCATGGTGCGGGTGGGCAACGCGATGCTGCTCCACGAGCAACCCATCCCAGAGACCAAAGCTGGGCCGCCACCGGCCGCAGCCGCGGAAGAGCCGGACCTCTGGGACTGTGCCTACTGTGACCGTCAGTACAAGACGGAGCGCGGTCTTGAGGGCCACATCGCACGGGAGCATGGGGAGGACGAGTGAGTGGGCAGTGTCGCAGCCACCGATACCCGCGTAACGCTCGAGCTGGCCAAGAGCTACGCTCAGATCTCGGGCAGTGAGCAGGATGCTCTGATCAGCCTGCTCATCGTGGCGTCTGCCCAAGTCGCCGACGAGTACCTCAACAACCCCTTCACCGACGACAACACCGACACCGGGACCGACGTCCCTATCCCAGAGGCGATCAGCCTGGGTCGCCTGGTGTTCATCAAGCACGAGCTCGAGCGCCGGCCAGCCGGCGTGAACTTCGCCAAGGCGGGGGATTGGGCCGTGCGCTACACGACTGGGGAGCAGACCATCTCGGCCGATGTCGAGCGCCACTGGAAGTACTGGCGCCTCATTCCGCGCGACGACGCCGACGCTTCGACCCTCCAGTCCCCCCTGTTTGTGGGGGCCTGATGGCGGGACCTTTCACCACGGTCATCGACCTCGACAAGGGCTGGAAGAAGAACAAGCTGGCCTTCCGCGAGCTCAAGAAGTGGAAGGCGGTCGCGGGCGTCTTTGCGGGTCGCAAGCACCCCAGCGGCATGAGCTCAGCCCAGGTCGCGGCCATTCACGAATTCGGCAGCCCAACCCGCGGGATCCCGCCTCGGGCCTTCATGAAGCGGGCGTTCGCACAGGGTCTATCCCGCAACATCGCCCATATGAAGGCTATCTACCGCGGCGCGACGGGGCCGAGCCCGGTGCCCGTCAAGCCGCGGATGCTCGAACTGGCGCAGATCATGTCGAACGACATGCGCGTCGCTATCAGCGGGGCGTCCGGTTGGGCGCCCGGCCTCAAGACCAAGACGATCCGACAGAAAGGCCACGGCCGCCCGCTGGTCGATACAGGCTCGATGGTCGACTCGATTACCGGCCGCGTGGCGACGGGCCGCTTTGTCAGCAAGGCGAGGGCCCGATGATACTGGGCGCCCAACAGTTCACGCTGCGCCGCTTCGGGCCGACGCGTTACTCAGGGCACCAGCCCCTGCCGCAGTCGCCGTCCACCTCCGTCATCTTTGGCACCTTCCAGCCGCTCAACGGGGAGGAGTTGCAGCTCCTCCCAGAGGGGGACCGGGTGCGCGACACGCAGAAGTTCTACACCGAGCAGGAGATTCGGACGGTCAACGAGCTGACCGAGACGCCGGCCGACGAGCTCGAGGCCTACGGCCAGGTCTACGAGGTGCATCGGGTGGAGCGGCACGGGCCGGGAGCGCCGCTCCCTCACTTCAAGGCCCTCCTCGTGAGGAAGCAGCTGTGAACCAGGCCGACCTCAAATCAGCGACGGCCGACTGGGTGGCTTCCCTCGGAGGGCTGACCGATGACCGCGTGCTGACCGGCCGGGGCACCCCCGACCCGAAGGGTGTGCGGCGCGGTAAGCCCTACGCGCAGTTGACGCTGATCACCACGACGCAGCTTGGCCAAGAGCAGAGCTGGGCGGGCGAATCGCCTGGGAACGAGCATGCGGTCAATCGGCACGTTGGCCATCGTATCGCCGAGTTCGACCTGCAGTTCTACGGCCTCGGCGGGGGCGACGTCATCGAGGACCTTCGGCGGGCATGCTGGCGGCAGCGCGGCATCGACGAGGCTACGGATCTTGGCATCCAGATTTTGGACGTCGGGCCCACCATTCACCTCGCGCAGTTGCTGGACTCGGCCTACGAGGAGCGGGCGCAGGTCGATCTGATGGTCGGGTACGTGGTCGAGGAGTTCGACACCGAGGCCGGGACTATCGAGGATGCGGCAGTGACGAACGCAGCCGTCGGCGGTATGGTCGGGACGGTACCCCTCATCGTGGACACGACGAACCCATGAAGGTGCGCTGGAACAGAGACGGCTTTGCTAGCTGCAAGGGAATCATCCTGCAGGGGCACGTCGTCCAAGAGGTCGACCCCGAGAAGTTCTACGTGGCGCTCGAGGCCGGCTGGCAGGCAAAGGTCGACGCCGGCATCATCGACATCGTCGAAGGTGAGCCGCAGGCGCCGAAGCCGAAGCGATCTCGGCGAAGCAAGAAAGCAGACGAAACGCCGGCTGCAGCGCTGGCCGAGACTGAGGAGAGCTAAATGGCTGGTCCTGCAGACACCATCACGCTGAGCATCGCGCTTGATGCCGCGCCCGTGACCAACCCGCCGCTGAACAGCATCCTGATCGCCGGCACCAATCCGGCCTTCTCGGATCGCGTTCGGACCTACGCGACGGCGGCAGCCGTGCTGGCCGACGAAGAGGCGGCGCTCGGCACCAGCGACTACGAGTACCTGGCGGCGGTGGCGGCGTTCAGCCAGAGCCCGGCGGTGCCGAACCTCAAGATTGGCCGGGTCGACAACTCGTCCTTCGTCGCCCAGGTGAACACCATCACGGTGGCGGCCGCCGCAGACGACGGTGACTACACGGTGACAGTCGACGGTGTGCCGTTCACGCACGCCGCGTCCGGAGATACTGCGGACGTCATCGCAGCCGCCCTCGTCGCGCTCATCCAGGCCAGCACTCTCAACGTCACGGCGGCAGGTGCGACCTCGCCGTTCACAGTCACCTCCGACACGGCCGGCGACGGTTTCACCATCAGCGTCAACGCGGTCAACAACAACCTCACGCTCGTCGAAACCACGCCGAACACCGGCTGGGAATCGGAGATGGCCCTCATTGCCGCCGAGGACGACGAGTTCTACTACGTCGTCACCTCCGGTCGGACGGCGGGAGTTATCGAGGACGTGGCCAAGTGGGCCGAGGCCAACCGCAAGATCTACATCGCGCAGAGCTCCGAGACGGGGATCGACATCGCCGAGCCGGCTACGCCCGACCTGGCGACCCGGCTCAAGAACCTCAGCCTCCTTCGCACGGCGCTGCTCTTCTACACGACCGACGCTACGGCGGCGGACGCGGCCTGGGCCGGCAAGAAGGCGGCCATCGATCCGGACGTGGCGACTACGACGTGGAACCACGCGACGCTGGCCGGAGTGGCCATCGACAGCACGCTCACCGCGACCCAGATGGGCTTCATCGACGGCAAGAACGCCAACGTCTACTTCAAGCTCGGCGGCATCGGCTCGACCTGGGAGGGGAAGGTCGCCGACGGGAACTACATCGACAGCGTGGTCACGCTCGACTGGACCTACTTCCGCATGCTCGCGGATCTGCAGACGCTGTTTCTCAATGCGAGCAACCGCGGCGAGAAGGTTCCCTATACGACCGGCGGCATCACGAGTATCGCGGACGTCATCAGGAACCGGCTGCGCATCGGGACCGACGTGGTTTCCCCGCCGCACTTCAACGACGATCCTCAAGCTGTCGTCACCCTCACTGGCCGGCGGGACGCGCCCACGACGGACATTCAAAACCGGATCGTGCGCGGATCATTCCAGGTCGAGGTGGCCGGGGCGGTCCACAAGCTGACACTGTCTGGAGCCGTGGTCACCACGCTATCGTAAGGAGCGGCAATGAGCCTGAAGACCTACAACCTCAAGGAAGTCATCCTCACCGTCAACGGAATCCCGGTGAGTGGCTTTGGCGACGGGGACGCCGTGACTGTCGAGTTCAGCGAGGAGGCGTGGACCATGGTGGTCGGCGCCGACGGCGAGGTAACCCGAAGCCGCACCAACAACGAGTCGGGCAGCTTCCAAGTCACGCTGATGCAGACCTCGGAAGCGAACGGCATCTTTCAGCAGTGGATGCAGCAGGACAAGCTGTTCGGCCGCGCACTGGTCGGCGTGACGCTGACCGACACGACACGCGGCGAGGTCATCGCGGCGACGCAGTGTTGGATCGAGCAGACCCCCAGTCGCGAGTTCAACCGAGACGCCGGCAGCCGTGTGTGGACCATTATGGCGCCACGCCTGGTTGACGAGCCGCTGAGCGCACTGGCGTTCGGCTTCGACCTACTCTAGGCCATGAGCAAGAAGACCAAAGAGAGGAGCATCGCCGACGCGGAGCAGCGCGACCACGCCTACGTGGTTCTGCAGCATCCGGGGGAAGAGGGCTTCGAGCTGCTCACCGAAATCCTGAGCGTCGTGGGCGACTCGCTGGGGCGGCTGCTCCAGGCTGCCTCGTCCGAGGAGAAGGAGGGTGTGCTCGACGGACACGCCGTGGGCACCGCGCTCACCCAGCTCGCCGTCGAAATCAGGAAGTCCGGCGGGCCGAAGCTCATCAAGCGCATCCTGAAGTACACGACGCGGGACGGTAAGCGCTTCCTGCCCGACGGTGTCGGCACCGACCAGATGTGGACGTTCAACGAGACGTTCCAGGGCAACTACGGTGAGATGTTTCTGGCGGTCGGCTTCGTCCTGGAGGCGAACTACCGCAATTTTTTCGATGGGCCGCTGCGGAAGATACAGGGGCTGATGGCGACCCAGATGGCGGCGCCCCTGCACTGATACGCCTGCGCGAGCGGGCAACTCGCGCGGGCGTCAACTGGTACGTATTCCGGGTGTGGCAGATCGGACGGGATTCGCTGCACGATATCCAAACCCTGTGGAGTGTGGACGATGTGGTCCAGGCTCTGGCCTTCGCAGAAGTCGAAGGCGCCGAAGTGAAGGCGTAGCCGAATGGCGATCGTCCGCGAGCTGATAACGATTCTGGGCTTCAAGGTCCAGGAGTCGAAGATCATCAGGGCCGAGAAGGCGGTCAAGAAGTACACCAAGACCGCCAAGATGGCGGCGCGCGCCACCAAGGGTCTCAACTCACAACTCGCAACCTTCGGCCGCAGCCTGCTGGGTCTCACGACCGGGGCTTTCGCCGTCCGCGGCATCGTCCGAGAGCTGACTGAGTTCGAGCGCCTAAGTGCCATCCTCGTCACGCTCACCGGCTCAACCGAGGCGGCGGCGCGACAGTTCCGTTTCATCGACGAGTTCGCGCGCACTACGCCGTTCAACATCGACCAGGTCACGAGGGCCTACCAGCGCCTCAACGCCGTGGGCATCCAGCCGACGCGTCGAATGTTGGACGGGCTCGGCAAAATCGCCGCCGCCATGGGCTCGGACATTGAACGCCTCGTCGAGGGAACTGTGCAACTGCAGTCTGGGCTAACTCGTCAGCTCAAGAACGTCCTGAAGGCGCAAATCAGGCTCAGCGAGCGGGGCCGCAAGGCGAGATTCGAGATCCGCGGACAGGTTTTCGAGATCGAGAACACGACAGAGAACGTCCTGGCCCTGCTGACCAGAATCGGAGAGACGGAGTTCCAGGGCGGCATGGCCCGGCTCATGGAGCGCCTCCCGGGGCTGTTCAGCAACGCTGTCGATGCTGTGAAGCGGTTTGTGCGCGCAATGGGCAAGGGAGGCCTCACCGCGGCGCTCGAGCGTCTCCTGCGCGCGTTCATCGGAACCACTGAAGAGACGATGGAGTTCGGGGAGCTCGTGGGGCGCGTGCTCGGCGCACCGATCAATACCCTGGCTGCGGCCCTCGAGTTCGTTCGGGAACACGCCGACCTCTTCCGGATGGCGCTACTCGCCCTCGGCGCCGTCATAGTGCGCTCGGGCTTGACTGCCCTTGTGTGGGCGCTGACGGCGGCGCTCGGAGCCATGGGGCTGTCGATAACGAAGGCCACACTGCCGCTCTGGGCCATCGGCGCGGCCTTTGCTGCCGTCATCCTGCTCGTACAGGACCTCTGGGTCTTCATGATGGGCGGGGAGTCCGCCATCGGCGTGTGGGTCGAGTCGATGAGCGAGGCCGGCGGCATACTCGGCGCCTTCGCTGACGGGCTGATCTGGTTGCGCGACAACGGCGACGTCATCATCGAAAGGGTGGCGGACGCTTTCGGCTTCCTGGCCGACATCATCAAGGACATCGCCAGCACTTTTACCTCCATCTTTGGGGGCGACGAGAGCGAGTTCGTCGAGGAGATGGAGCGCCAAGCCGCGGGCGTTGATCAGCTACTCGACGCCAACGAGCGAAGTCTGGCTCAGATGCAGGCAGCCCGGGACCTGGCCCGTCTGCGCGGGAGAGAGGCGGAGGCCGAGCGATTTCAGGATGAGGCGAACACCCTCTTCAACGTGCGTCGACAGTTGATCGCCCAAGAACAGGGAATTCGGAGAGCGGTGGCTCGCGAGCAGGCGCCCGCCGGGACGCTCGGGGTCAATGACCCGATCACTGCTGCCGCACGGCGAGCGTCCACGCCGCCTAAGGCTCCCGGTGCCAGCGCGACGAACAACACGACGAACCAGAGCAACTCGCTGAGCATCGGTGAGATCAACGTCGTCTCGCCCGAAGGCCTTGGCCTTGGCGACGAGGGAGGCCTGGGCCTCGAGGACAGCGTAGTGGGCGCGCTCGAGTCGGCCTGGGACCGCGTGGCTCCGAGCATCGCTGGCTCGGGCAGGGCGGTCGACTGATGGCGTCAGGACCCACGCTACTCAAGACGAAGAAGAGCTTCGGGTCCGTCATCATCGGTCCGACGGATCGGCACTTCATCCTCGACGTTACTACGTCCGACGAGCATCGCTACCCATTCGGCATCACGCAGCACCCCGTCGAGGATGAGGTCGAGTTCTCAGACCACATCCAGCAGCGTCCCGTGGAAGTCGTCATCAACGGCATCATCTCGAACACCCCCGTCTTCCAGTCCAACCCGGAGCCCAACCGCAGCGGCACCGCGTATGACTTGCTGACCGAGGTGGCGAACCTGCGCCTGCCGGTAACCGTCATCACGGGCGATCGTCTCTTCGGGCAGATGGGCATCAAGGAGTTCAAGGTGCTGCGCGGCACGCGTATCAGCGCCAACGAGCTTCGAGTTCGGATCAGCCTCATGCAGGTGCGCTCCACTACCACCCAATTCGTTCTGCTCGACGAGTCTCTATTCGCCGACGACGTCGCCGACAGCGGCTCGGACGAGGACGAGAATGGGAGCAATCCCGGGGAGGAGCTGGCGCCGGACGAGCCGTTCACCAGCTGGCTCTCCGATGGGATAGATGGGCTCAGCCGCGTCATCGCGGGACCGCCAGCCGAAGCTAGCGGGCTGGATCCGACATGATCAAGCGCTTTGCCATCAACGCGTCCCGCGGCAAGCAGGCATTCCTGTCCCAGATCGGAATCGAGTCCCCGACATCATTCCGCTTCCGCCTCTACTACGTGCGGCGGCGGGAGGCGTGGTATTTGCGGATCGAGTCCGCTGACGGCACCCCGCTCGTGTCCGGCGTCCGGATCGTGTCCGACTTTCCTCTCATCGATCAGTACAGGCAGGCGCTGGGCAACATCGACACCGATCTGCTGGTCATGGACCTGACGAGTAGCGGCATTGAGCCGACCCGGGACGGCCTCGGAGAGGACTACGTTTTCATCGAAACGGACGAGTTCTGATGGTCGATCGGCTCTTCAATCGTGAGGTGGCAGTGACCGTGGGGGAGTCCGCGGTCATCCTGGCGCGCCGATGGGACGAGCTCGATATCAAGTTCACCGTTGACCAGACCGTGCGCGGCAAGCCCAACACGGGCGTGGCCGAAATCTTCAACCTCAATCCAGACTCTCGTCGCTGGGCGCGCACCTACGGCCGTGTAATGCAGATCGAGGCCGGGCACACCGGCCGGACTGGCGTCATCTTCAGCGGCGACGTCCGGGCGGTCACCATCACACACAAGAAGAACGGCGACGTCATCACGAAGATCGAGTGCGCCGACGGGGACAACGCCTACGTCGAGAGCACTGTCAGCGTGACCATCGGACCTGGCCGGACCGTGCGCGACGCGCTGCTGGAAATCGTGGACACCATGGAGCTCGAGCTGCTGCCAATCCCAGCCGAGCTCAGCGGCGCTCTGTCCGAGGAGTACCTGAACGGACGTACAATGGTTGGCCAGTCCGCACGGTACATGGACCAGATCATGGATCGCATCGGGGCCGACTGGTCGATCCAGGATGGGCGGCTCCAGGTCATCCGCAAGGGCGGCCCGACACGTCAGGTCGCGGTGGTGGTATCGCCCGACACGACTCTGATCGGCTCGCCGACGCTACAGACCAAGAAGAAGAAGCGCGAGATTCAGGTCGTGGGCGTGAAGTTCAAGATGCTCCTGGAGCCTTCACTCCGGCCGGGACGATCAGTTCTGCTGCAGTCGAGAGAGTTCGACGGCCCCTACGTCGCGCAGCGGGTGCGCCACATCGGCGGCAATGGCTTCGAGCAGTCCTTCTACACCGAAGTCGAGGCGACCGCGCTATGACGAACCTGCCCGACTACACAGTCAGAATCGACGAGGTCTTCGACGCGGTGGTCGACGCCCGTCTGCGCCAGATCAGGGTGGGCATGCCGGGCATCGTTCAGAGCTACAACTCGAGCGAGCAGAGCTGCGACGTCCAGCCGGCGCTGACCGAGCCGGACGGAACCCAGTACCCCGTCATCACCCGGGTGCCTGTGGTGTTCCCGCAGGGCGCTGGCTTCGCCATTACCTGGCCCCTGTCCGAGGGGGATAGCGTGTGGCTGTCCTTCGCCGAGCGCGACATTGAGCGTTGGCTCAATCAGGGCGGCAACCAGTCCAGCAACAGCCCGCGCGTATTCGACATGAGCGACGCCGTGGCGTTCCCCGGCATGAGCCCGTACAGCGCGCCTCTCTCGGACGCCGGCGTGGACCACATGGTCATCAGCATCCCCGGGGGCAAAGAGTTGCGGCTCGGACAAGGGGCGACTGACTTTGTGGCGCTGGCCGCAGACGTCTTGACGGAACTGCAGTCGATTAAGACAGACTTCGATTTGCACACGCACAGTGGCGTCACTACTGGTCCGGGCGTCTCGGGGGTTCCATCAGTGCCACTGACTGCTCCAAGCTCCGTTGCGGCGACCAAAGTGAAGGCTGAGTGATGCCGACGATCGACTTCGCCATCGACGAGACGACTCGGGACCTAGTCTTCGACGGCCAGCAGTTCGGGTTCAACCTCGGACGCCGGGCCATCGCGCAGCGCCTGCTCATCAAGTTCGGGACCTTCTTGGGCGAGTGGTTCCTCGACGTAACGGCCGGGATTCCCTATCGCGAAGAGGTGCTCGTGAGGGCCCCGGACGAGGCGGTCTTGAGCGCGCTCTTTCGGCAGAATATCCTTGAGACGACAGGAGTCACGGGGATCAGCGAGTTCGCGCTGGCGCTACAGCCAGCCAGCAGGGGTCTGAGCGTGTCGTTTGTGGCGACCACCGATGAAGGAGAGCTGCCCGTGACCCTCGGCCCCGATCCACTCCAACCCTCGATGTTCGTCCTGCTCTTCGACGACTCGCGTTTGATGGTGCCAAGCTGATGGCGTTTGGACTCGACCCCACAGGATTTACGCTCAAGACGTTGGCGGACATCCGCGCGGCGCTCGAGAGCGATGGCCGAAACCAGTGGGGGCAGGGCCTGAACGTGTCGCCCGACGGCGCCGCGGGGCAGATGATCGGCATCGTCGCGGGCGCGCTGGACGAAATCTGGCAGGGCCTGCAGGCGAGCTACGACACGCTTGTGCCGCAGAACGCCGAGGGTGTGCTCCTCGACAACCTGGCCCAGATCATCGGTCTGACGCGCCTCGCGGCGACGGAGAGTACAGCCCCTGTCACGCTTACCGGAACCGCAGACACGGTCGTCGTCGCCGCCACCAAGTTCTCCGTCGGCACGGGCGGCGACGTCTACCTGTTGGATGAGGACGTGACGCTGACAGCCGGTACGGGCACGGGCACAGTGACGGCCCAGACGCCGGGGTCGCTGCAGGCCGCCGTCGGCTCCATCGACACCATCGTCACTCCCGTGGCCGGACTGTCGACCGTGACCAACACGTCGGACGCGCTCGTCGGGCGCGACACTGAGTCAGATGTGGAGCTCCGCCAGAGGCTCAAGCGCGGCTCGCAGTTCATCGGATCGACTAGCCGGGGCTCCATCGAGTCCCGCATCGTGCAGCAGCTCGAGGGGATCACCGACGCGCTGGTCCGAGAGAACGCGTCCGCTGTGACCGTAGGAAGCCTGCCGCCGCACAGCATCCAGGTGGTCCTCGACGGCATCATCGTCTCCGAAGACGTGGTCAATTTCCTGGCCAGCAACGTGCCGGCCGGCATCGAGACGGTCGGGGCCTCAAGCGGCGTGTTCACAGACTCGCGCGGCAACGACCACACGTTCAAGTGGTCGGCCGTAACCCTGACGGACATCGGCGTAGACGTGACCGTCACGACTAACAGCCTCTATCCCGCCGACGGAGACGCGCAGGCGCGTCAGGCCGTTGTGGATATTGTCGACGACATCCGGGTCGGCGAGGACATCCTGAACGCCGCTGTGCTGTGCGAGGTTTTCCAAGTGCCTGGCATCGTGACGGTGACGATTGGCCTTGGCCCCCAGGCCGGACCCATTGTAGCAGGCGCCGACATCTCGATCGGGGAGACAGAGAAGGCGAATATTGATGACGCGGCGGCTGACGTAACGGTGGTCAGCACATGACTCACCTGGTCGACCACAACGAGGACCTGCGCCAGCAGATGGTCGATCGTTTGCTGTCTCAGTTCGAGACGCTCGAGAACTGGCTCAAGTTCGTCGACTGGCTGGCTCCGAGCTTCCAGGAGGCCGAGAATGTCGCCTATGACCTCAGCGCGGACAGGCTGCTCGACACGGCCGAGGGCGAGGTGCTGGACCAGTACGGGGCCCTCCTGGACGAGCCGCGCGACGATCTCGATGACGACACGTATAGCCGCGTGCTGAACTCTCGCATCCTGAGCAACCGGAGCTCAGGAGTGCTTGAGTTCCTTCTCGAGATAACGGCTCGACTGGCCAACACGGAGCTTGCGAGGGTGATTGAGTTGTTTCCTGCTGGCGTGTCGACCGAGTATGTGGTCCCGAGCTCTCTCACCGCCGGAATGCGTGCTCGCATTGTGAAGCTCCTCGACCGGGCCACGTCGGCGGCGATAGGAATCAAGGTTGTCGAGGCGGTCCCCGGCTACTTCGGCTTCGAGGGCGATCCCGAAGCCCTGGGTTTTGGCGAGGGCGTCTTCGCAACGAGGATAGACGACAATGGCTGATCGAGTGATTTCTCGTTGGGCTGAGAATGCAGCGGCGGGCGACAAGGCCGACCCGGGCTTGGCCCAGGAGCTGACAGGTTATCTCAACCTACAGAAGCCGCCACACGACGAGTTCAACTACCTGATGAGCCAGGTTTCTGGCCGCCCCTACGTCTTCAGCACGGCAAGCGACGCAGCAGCAGAGCTTCCGGTCGGAAAGATGGGAATCGTTGACGAGGACGCCCTCGGCGTGGACCCGTTGACGGGGCTCTGGACATTCAGCGACGTCGGGACGGACGTCAGCGCCGCGTGCGTGGCATGCGATGGGCGGTATGTATACGTTGGCTACGAGGGCGGCTCCAACGAGTCGAAGTTTCGTCTCCTCGATCGAGAGACCGGCGTTCAGGGCGGGGGCTTCGATTTTCCCAACGCCGAGGACGTGAGATCCATTCACAGCGATGGGGGTATGGTCTTTGTGGCTCACGGGGACTGGGTGAGCGCCTACAACGTTCCGGCCAATATCGGCGACACTATGCTGCCCGCTGTCTGGGAGTTCGACCACGGCGCCGCCGTCAACGCCGTCTACAGTGACGGCAATCGACTGTTTATGGGCGGCGTCTCCTCAGGCGGCGTGTTGACGCGTTCCAGGGTGCGATCGACCGGGGTCTCCGACTGGGATAATTCGGACGCGAACCCCGGCCCAATCAACGCACTCGCGTCGAACGGAAGATATGTCTACGTGTGCGGGCCAGGTGTGGGCGTGACTTTGCGCCGCCTTCGGTACGATACCGGGGTCAGCCTGCACAACTACGACCACGGCGCAGAGACGTATGACCTGGCGCTTGGTCGAGAGTCTGTCTTCATCTGCGGAGCCGACTCTGCCGGTGACCGTGTTCGCCGCCTAAACCTCGCGCTGGTTGTGGACTGGAGCACGTCCGGTCTGGGCAGCTCGATTCACAGGTCGATAGTCTACGACGGCGATCGACTTTGGGTGGGCGGAGACCGGGTCGGAAGCAGGACGCTGGTGGGGATAGATCCCGTTCTCGGCGAGACGGACGCGTTTGAGTTCGACCACGGCGCGTCCGCCGACGTGCAGGGTCTAGCGACTGACGGTTTCGGGCTGTTTGCTGCGATCGACATCGACGCCAATGACGACCTCGTCCATCGACACTCCATCGACACCACACCTCGCCTAGTTCGCAGGATGGCTGGCACGGAACGCTACGGCCGACCGTACCACAATGCGCTGATGATTGTCGGCGCTGACCAGAGGATCTGACATGGCCGTAGCAGATGAACTACTCAAACAGCACGCAGACATGCAGGTGGCCCGCGCGCCACTGTTTACTGCGCTGGCCGCCAGCAAGTACGCGACTCGCCATCCGGCCGGCACCTCCGACATGACGTCGCTGAACCTCGCCAAGGGCGGCTTGGCCATCAAGGCGGCCGTCGAGGTCCTGCTGCGAGAAGACGCGTCCAAGCGCACCGCGCGCTGCACGATCGACGTCTTCGACCTGACAACCGACTACACGGTCACAATCGACTCGAACGCTCACACGGTGAACGGCACGACCGACATCGAGGCGACGATCGACCTGCTCGTGGCGGACGTGAACGCTGGGCGGGCCGGCGTCCAGGGCGTGGCGGAGACCGAGTCCGGCCGTACGCAGGCGACCATCACCGCCTATGACGTCGGGACGACCTACGACATCATCCTCGACGGCTTCACGCTGTCGGTTGTGGGCGAGGCCGACGGGCCGGACACGGCGGCGGCGCTTCGGGACGCCATCAACGACTCTGTCCTGGCCTCGAAGCTGACCGCCACCGCGGCAGCCTCGGTCGTCACGATCGACAACGACACCGCCGAGACCTACACGATCGACGTGGCCGACACGGGCGGCGCGGGCACGATCAGCTTCGATGCACTCCCGGCGACGGCCTCCCGCGAAGGCAGCGGCGACGCGAGTGTGTTGCTCATCGAGGGGACGGGCAGCCCGAGCTACACGATTACGGTGAGCGAGGCGACGGGGACTGGGCGCTGGAGCCTGGCCGCGGACGCCACGACCTGCACGTTTTCTCTGTTTGGTGTCCACACAGGGCGAACCGCTGCCGTCGAGCTCTCTGGCGAGGAGAGAACTGTCACCAGGAATTGGACCGAGCGCATCAGCACCGCCGGCCTCACGCACATGATGGTCGTCGTGAGCACGACGGACGGCATGGTGGCCTCAGCCATAGGCCCGGCCCAGCTCGAGTAACGAACGGAGGCACCCATGTTCAAAGACGTCTTCTCGCTTCCAGACAAGGGCAAT